CAGATTTTGGACCCGACATTGACCCAATGATCCGCCAACTTATCATCCGCAAATATCCACAATACTTGAAATACATCTCTAAGTACTGCCGCCCCGCTGGAACTACTGATGGTACATTTCACGACTTCAACAAAGAGCAGATCCCCTCCGCTCCGATCGACCCCGACCGCAAAGAACACGTTTTTAAACATGTTTTCTCCTTCCTTGACGTTACACCGTACCTTCCTATCCACTTCGTCGACACTCAATACGACAAGAGACCTCTCGTAACTGGAACTGGCTACCATAATCGCTTCTCTTACAAGCAAAAAGCTCACGCTAAATACTCACATCCCAAAGAGTATCAAGACCGACCCACCTCTCGTGGCTACTTCTACAATGCAACCTATGAAAACGCCCGCACTCTAATTCACAATGTGAAAGAAACTGGACTCCCTTTCAAACTCGCTTTCGCTCCTGAAGACACCGACCTCACCGCCGCTGAACTCGATGAACTCGCTCATAAATATGAAGACTTCTTTGACGATTATCCAACATTGCTTTTCACCCGAAATCACATCTCCGACCGTGATGGAACCTTAAAAGTTCGACCTGTTTACGCAGTCGATGACTTGTTCCTCATCATCGAATCGATGCTGACTTTCCCCCTCCTGATCCAGGCACGTAAACCGTCCTGCTGCATCATGTATGGACTCGAAACTATTCGTGGCTCTAACGCCTACATCGATAGTATCAGTCGCTCATTTCTAACCTATTTCACAATAGATTGGTCTGGCTACGATCAACGCTTACCGCGTGTCATTACTGACATGTACTACGTCGATTTTCTTCGCCGCCTAATCGTGATATCACATGGTTATCAACCGACATTCGAGTATCCTAACTACCCCGACCTAGATGAACACAAGCTCTACAAGAAAATGGACAACCTTCTTCATTTCTTACACCTATGGTACAATAACATGACCTTCCTTTCCGTGGATGGCTATGCTTACTATCGCCAATACGCTGGCGTACCTTCTGGCTTGTTCAACACGCAATACCTCGACTCCTTCGGCAATCTCTACTTGCTGATAGATGGCATGATCGAATTTGGTTTTTCTGACTCAGAAATCCAATCTCTCATCCTATTCGTTCTTGGTGACGACAACTCCGGTATGACCCACTGGAACATCGCTAAATTGCATGAATTCATCTCTTTCCTTGAAGACTACTGTCTCCGCCGATATAATATGGTTCTATCTAAAACGAAATCCGTTATCACTGAATTCCGCTCGAAAATCGAGACTCTCGGATATCAATGTAATCATGGCAAACCTCGCCGTGAAATTGGAAAACTCGTTGCTCAACTCTGCTACCCAGAGCACAGAATCAAATATCGCACTATGTCCGCACGCGCCATTGGACTCGCTTACGCAAGCTCCGGCCAAGATGAAACCTTTCACTCTTTTTGCAAAGACATGTACACTATCTTCTCTCCTTTCTATAATCCTGATCCCCGCGACATTCTCAACCTTCAGAGAAATGTATTCCGCTCAATGGAAGACGCTCTTCCTGATTTTGATATTACAGAATTACCTCCCTTTCCATCTATCCATGAAATCCGCCTCCTTGTATCTCATTACGCTGGACCCCTAGCTTATGCACCTAAATGGAACTACGCTCATTTCATCAATGGACCAGATGTTATCCCTCCCTCCGACAACGTCCCCCTCACGATGTACCAATATGAATTGGCACATGGCATTACGCCTCGTGTTGCTCCGACGCTTCGAACCG